CTTTGGCGTGGTTCCGTACGCTGAGTGGAACAGTCGCTTTCCTGCAACCCGGCAGCGGGAACATGACGCTGCGCTTGAGCACCTAAACAGTAGCTGCCCTCCGACCTGGAGGGAGATTGAGACGAGGAAGGCGTTCGTGAAGTCGGAGAAGATAGTCAAGCGGAAGCCGTATGTGCCGCGGTGTATCACCGGTGCTACGAGCTGGTGGAATGTTATTTTCGGCCCCTGGGTGTATACAATTGCGGGGGAAGTTAAGAAGCAGTTCAACTATCTATCTGATGTCTTCTATGCCACATCGACAAATGCCTGGGAATTAAGCCATTGGTTTAAGGCGTCTGGTGCCACAAATCGGGACAGCATGGCAATATGTGGTGACGACCAGATACTTTTTGTGACGGTCCATGATGGGGCGCGGGTGATGATTGCATGTGATGGCAATAAGCACGACTCGCATATGAACGAGTGTTTTTGGGAACTGAAATGGGATGTCAATCGGTTTATAGTGGGAGAGCTCCCCGATGAGATAAAGCAGTGTATGATGGCGCAGTGCCACACACGTTCCGAAACCTCATTGGGTGTGTCGTTTGAGCATGACTTCCGCGTTAGATCGGGCGATCCTGACACAACAGACGGTAATTCTAAATGCACACACTTCGTTGCCTGGGTAATCGCGCAGCTGTATAAGAAATATAGGCTGACGATGACAGAATGTGAGGCGGCTGAAGCCGTTACGGGTGATGTTGCCCGTTTAGGTTATTCGATTAAGTTTAACGCAACGGTGATCGCATCGAGCGTGACGTTTTTGAGTGGCCTTTTTGTCCCGGTTGGGGACGCTATTTGGTGGGCGCCGTTGCCTGGGCGCTTGCTTGCAAAAATCGGATGGACTGAAAAGAGGCCGGGTCGCTTGGCTATGCGAGACCTGGCCGGCACATTGCAGTCGTTCATGCACTTCCGGTTTGTACCGTTCCTGCGCGTCTATTTGGAAGCAGTCATGGCGTTGATCCCGCCACGCTTCCGCCAAACCCCGCCGAAAGCGGGTTATGGCTTTGTAATGGCTGGTGCCCCCTCTCCAAGTAGTCCTACGGCCGAAACGTGGGACTTCTTCCAGGAGAGGTACGGCCTCAGCGAACAGGACGAAAAAGACTTTTCAGTAGAGATGCAACGTGTGACCTCACTACCATTCATGCTTGATTCGGTGTTTGTACGACGCCTGATTGACGTGGATATGGAGTTTGAGGAGTGATCACCGTTGCTCTCGAGGGTGGATGGAGGGAAAAGTCCAGGTGGGGGGGTTATCCCACCTGAA